AAGATTCAAACAGATTTGATATTCCAGAATTAATTCTTAATACAACAAAACCAGTCAAGCCAGTCACTGAAGTTGATTTCATATATGAAAGAGGCAAAAGCAAGATTCTTTCACAAATGAAACTTGATGTTATAAAAGAGAAAGATGTTGCTGATGATCCAACAATTCTTCATCTCTGGTTTGATATATTATTGAACAAAGAAAACAATGAGATCTTTGCTGATCTCGATAGCTTTGTTGATCGTGAGGATCACAAAAAACAGATCTATTATCTATGGCACAGAATTAATGAGCAATACGACCTTGAAACAGAAAATGAGGGCAAGAAGCCCCCATTTTAAATTTTTAGTGTATTTCTCGTGACTGATCAGATAAAACAATCGTTCCTTGCTCACATCTTCTGCAATGAAGTTCAGTGGCACGATGGAGTCTATTCCAACGAAGCTCACAAGATCCTTTAAAGCATTTAGGACATAAGAACATCAGTTCTCCTTTTGTTTAGATCAATGCAACAAATATCAAAGCAAAAGTCATAAGGACACCTAAAACAGAATAAAATTCTTTTCTTGATACCTTATCCTCGAGCAATGACTCGACTT